CTGTGCGGTTCCTCCGGGGCTGGCATAAGCAGAGATAGCGAGGTTCGGCGTCTCGCTTACGTTCGTTGCTCCGTTTGCCGGGGCAGACACAACAGGGGTTGTCGGGGCCATAGCTGGGTTGATATATCCGCCCAGCCCGGTTGGTTCTGACAGCGCCACAATATGTTGTATGGTGATATCCTCAAGATCAATATCTACCCGCAGATTGGCCTCGCCTTGAAACGGAACAACGTATTCGTAATCGGCAAAACCGGAAGGTATGCCGTCACCCTGTCTGCGCTGAGACCAGCTTACCTCTGCCCAGCTGGCATTTGTTGCGTCACGGAAATACAGACGGGCCTCACCGCTGTTCAGCGTCCGCCTGATGACCACTGCTCCGCTTGTAGCATCGTCCTCAACATTCACCACTTTTGACAGCCATATATTGCCGATAGCGCCAACCGCCTGATGCAACTCGTTACGCACCAGAGAGCAGCGGGTCAATACCCCTGCTGTAAGATTGCGTGCAAGGTTGGTTTCAATCCTTATCCGCTGGGCCGAAAGTATCTCGGTGATCTTTATCAGGATAGACCCGACAGTATCGCTCACCACGTAATACTCGTTGGTTTTAAGCCCTGCCGTTGATGCCACGTCAATCGAATCGTCGCCAGATACACCCTGGATCAGCGCGATATCCTCCATGTCGATCAGGGTGTAGCCCGGACGCCATAACTCAAACGCGATCTTGTTGCCGCGATAGAGCCAGTCAAGCGCAACTGCCTGCTGAACGGATACTGCAGACGTTTCTTCAAGGTCCCCGGTGATGGATTCGATAATATCAAGGCGCTCGGTCAGGGTAGCCTTGTCGCCTCGGGCCTCAATCACCTCATCGGTAATGGTCTTGAGATACGCTGTCCGGTTAGCCAGCTGCTTGGCTTGCACGTTGGCAATACCGTTCTCTCCCCCCAAGACCGGGTCAGTGGTCTCTATCTGGTAGATTCCTGCTTCAAACACCGCTGCTTCTGTAACATTCGCCATTGTCTGGCCTCCTTAGAAAATGATTGTCCAGACACCATCCAGAGACAGGTCTGATTCTTTGTTAATTGCACCCCGTGTCTTACGGGCAAACAGTGTGCCGTCTTCGCACAATAGCCCCAATTCAGTAATTGCCGTGCCGTTGGCCTCACTGGTGCCCAGCGTCCAGCTGAATGCAGCCTGACCGGTTGCCGGATAGGTAACATCTGCAACCGGCTTGCTGTATGCCCCCGTCAGGGCCGTATCGTCAGGGCTAGGTCCGATACCGTTAGTGCCGAATCCAATACTGGTGATGCTCTTGCCTGCCACGTCGCCGCCTATCAGCCGTGCCATTGCATCCTTGGCAACGTTCATGATCATGTTCGGGTCGTGTTGTTCTTCCACCAGTACCCCGTTGCGGTAAACCCTCAAGCGGAAATCTCCCCGCAGAGACACCTGTTCCGTACTTGTCATATCGTTATCTCCTGTATGGTGTGTATCCCCTCATACCGCATCTGCCGGTAATCTGTTGAACCGTCTGCGAGCCAGCTGCCGTCGTACTGCTTGGATGATCCGTATGTCCGAAGCCCTGAAAACAGGTTGTGGCGTCTGGCTGTAACCGTCATACGGGTGTCGTACAGAGGTGGTGGTGTGGCCCCTTGGTCGAACACACCGTCGTAACTTGCCAGCCCGTTGTACGCGATAGAAACCTGATGCTGGTCTGCCTGATCGGTGTGGATAGTGGCTGTGCTGCTGTCCCACTCGTTGTTGTAGGTAGTTCCACCATCAACAGCCAGCCGATAGGTAACGCTCCCGCTGTAGGTATCGGCACCGTCAAACGTCAGCAGCCTGCCTGAGTTGTGGAATACCGAACCGTCGTAACGCAGACCCCACGGCAGAATATCCGGCTGGGTATCGTGCGTGGCAATAGTGGCGGTATCGGATATGGTGGCGGTGTCGGTGGTAACAGCCCTGAAGGTGATAGCGTCCAGGTGGCTGCGCTCGTTTTTCCATTCTGTGACTACATCCCTGATCAGGGCGGTCTCCTGCAATGACACCCCACGGTTTTCGCCAAGATCAAGCAGTACCTTGAAGCGTGCCCAGTTGACGCCTGACCCGTAATTCTCTGTTCCGGTAAATGTTTCAGCCCCGTCATAATTCAGTGAAGGAAGTCGCTCTATCAGCTCTGCCCCTCCAAAGCCCACACTTTTAAGCCCCTCCTTTACTGCCCACGGAGTTCCTTTTTTCCGATGCAGCCAGATAGCCCTCTTGATCAGGCTCCGGCGGTCAGCTTCAGTAACGCACAGGTTCCAGCCCTCAAGCCCTGTTACATGGAACTGTTCAGCCAGCCATGGCAACGCGCCTGCAGTCACGTTGTCCACCAGATTCACCAGCAGTTGGTCCAATGGCAGCAACCCCAGCCGGTCAATCAGCTTGTTCATGGCCAGGGTAGAAACATCTCTGATCCCTGCCGGTATCAAGCGTTCATCAGCCATTTGTGCTATCCTCCAGGGTTACGCTAATGCCGCCACAACGAGCAAACTGGTTGAAATCAATAATCAGATCAGTGACAGGCTGCTGCACTGAAACCCGATACACACCGTCCAGGTGCGCTGCAGCTACGATCCGGCTAAGCGTTACATCCTGACCCAGCTTGCCCTGCATCTCGGCAGCAAGAACACCAAGGGCGGTTTCTGCCTGCTCCTGGACCAGTGCGCGGTCGGGCCACTGGTACGGCGTGACCGTAACGGCTATGGTGTAATCAATCGGATCAGGCTGCAGCACCCGCACTTCATCAGTCAGCGGCCGCACATCCTCGGCGTTACAGCTGGCATAGACAGCATCAAGCACTGGCTGGTCAGGGACCCCTGTGTCACAGAGCGGATACACAGCCACCACACCAGGCAGGGGAGAGTTGACTGCAACGTCCACAATAGAGCTATCAGCGCTCTTGGCATGGTAGATATAACTGCCGCGACTGCCAGCCACGCTGAAGGATTCAGGGGCCAGCTTGATCCGTTCACGCAAGGCATCATCGGTTTCATCATCCAACCGGTACACACCTACCAACTCCCCCAGATAGTCCAGCATCGGGGCACGAGCAAAAGCCGCCAGGTTCTGTTTGGCTGCTTCCTGTATGCCGATCCGCACCAGGCTCTCACGGTAGGCCAAAAGGTCAATCAGCAGCCCTTCCACCTGACCCGGGTACAAGGTCTTGCCGGTGGTTGCCTCCCAGGCTGTTTTCAGCTCGGCAGCAATGGCAACCGGGTCACGATCAATAAAAGACGGTTCTGGCAAGCTCACCACGTCACCTCTATCTGCTGGAGTCCTTCATCGTCATCCACCAGCTTCCACTCAATCTGCAGGGTTATCTTCCCAGAGCTGATTTCATCCTTTACCGGGATAACGCTAATAAGTTTTACGCGGGGTTCCCACTCAGTAACGGCTTCAATCACCGCTGCCACAATACGGGGTAAAGCTTCAGACAATGGCTGGTCAAGGTACTGCCAGACATCAGACCCAAACAATGGTTCGTGCGCCCTGCTGCCCTTGGGCGTCTCAAGGATCACCCGAATACACTGGTTGATATCATCAAGGTTCTCAACCACGCTGCCAGGCTCGTTCAGCTTGATGCTCCAGTCAGCTGCTGCAATATCAGTCAGGGTCGTACTCACAGGATCCTCACGTTGTCATGGCTGTCACCGTGGCTGTCATCGCCACTGCAGACCGCGTTGCTGTGGATGTAGTCAACAATGGCCCGGCTGTCTGCCAGCAGTATCTGGTAGCCATAGTCAACCGTTGCACCGGCATCGCTGCCCTGTGCCGCGCCTACTGCATCAACATACTGCCGTCTGAGAGCTGCCAGACCATCACCGGTCATTGCCATGTCACTTGCTCGCTTTCACATTGCTGGAAATCATCGGGTGTGGTTTTCTGGTGTAGGGGCAGATGCAATCACCTTGCACCACCCCTTTGACGCTACCGCTGCCGCCGTCATGATCAATGGTGCCGTTGCTGATCCAGGTGGTCTTGCCCTGAATGGTCACATCAGCCTTGCCGGTTGCAAGTATCTCAATATCGCCCTGCACATCAGCTTTCAGCAGGTGCGCTTCACGGTCGTACTCAAGCCAGGTACCGTCCTTGAACCGCACATGGAACTTGTCAGGGCTGTTGACCGGTGGCTGGTCAGCATCGCTGTAAATCGCCCCCAAAATGCAGCCAAACTCGGCGTTTTCATCCATCAGGCAACAGACATGCTCGGCAAGGTCCGGCATCCAGTAGCTCTTGTCTTGTCCGCTCTTGTGATGCAGCACCGGCAGCCAGTAGGATTCAACATTATCCTGATCAGCAAACTGAACCCGGCACTTGACGGTTGCCGTATCAATAGCGGTCACCACGCCGATTTTCATTTCACCACCCGCTTGTTGTTGGTCAGGTTCTTCAGATTCTTGTTCTGTGCCATACTGGTTGAAAGCTCCAGATCAGTGGTGTAGCCCCGGCCCCGCTCCATGCTGTGCCGCGCCTTCAAAATCTGATAACTGCCGTCCAGCAGCCCTAGCCCCTGTACCTCAATGTTGCACCCGGCCCGCAGTTGGGGGTTGCCATACAGGGCAAGAGCCCCCTCAACCTGCTTGCCGTTGCTGTTCCGCAGCGCCGCCTTTGCTTTTGCTGTTGCCTGTTCCAGACTTTCGCAGCGCTCCACCAGTTTCAGGGTATCGCCACTGGGCACGCCGTCTGCTTTTTCGGTGTAGGTCTTTAAGGCTTTGGTCTTTGGATCGTGATAACTGACCGTACAGGCTTTATACGTGGTTGCCGTCTTGGCCCTGAAGGTGAAGCTGTTCATAGCGGTACGCTTGATCACGGTAATGGTAGCCGCCTCATCCAGCTTTGTTTGATCATGCCAGACCAACTTGCCGTCCTTGATGCTGAACACAATCCCTTCCGCCTTGCCCAGCCGGTTCAAAAACGCCAGGTCAGTTTCATCATTCTGGGTCACTCGCTGATAGGTTCTGCCGGTATTCTCACCACTACCGGTCAGGGCCAATCCCGAAAGACCGGCCAGCTCTTCTGCAATCGCCTTTAGGGTTTTGTTTTCAAACGCCTTGGTATTGCTGGTACGCAGCGCCTCTTGCACCCCGGCTGCCAGGGCACGGATGCTGATGGTATCCGGCGTGCCGTTAAACTCGATCTCGTCAATCTCAAAGCTGCCCATGTTTGACAGCGCCGCGCCGTAATAGCCTATTTCCAGCTTCAGCTTGTCACCCTTGCCGGGAAACCAGCCATTCTTCCAACGGTGGTCACGGTCTTCAATGTTCACCTCAAGCTCATCGCTTTCGCCTGACAGCACATCGGTGTAACTGATAGCCAGGATGTACGGTGCCAGCTCCGTGGTCACATCCTTCTGATCATAGGTCAGCTTGAACTGGGGTTGCGGTACAGTCACAGCCACGGCGGCAACTCCTCGCTCTCTGCCAGCTCTGCCGGCAGCTCTTCAATCACCGGAATGTTAATGATGATGCCGGAAGGCAGGATCGGATCAATCATCACCTGGTTGTTGGCAGCAATGATCCGCTCATACTGGGTGGCGTCACCGTAGTATTCCCATGCCAGCAAGTCCCAGCGGTCACCATCCCGCGTGATATGTTCAATCACCTCAACGGTCATGCCTGCCTCGTTGTCTGCTTGATCACCGTCTTTTTATCCTGGCTTAAGGCATAGCCTGCCTTTTTGCTCTCGGCAGTCAGCTGTGGCACGTCCTTTTTCTTGGCCGGTTTTTTCGGCTTCTTGCCCGGCTTCTTCTTGGCTGGTGCCTTCTTTTGCTGGGCCTTCTTCTTGGTGGTCAGCGGTTCGGGGTCCACATACTCTTTCAGGCTTAGCTTGCATTCAAACCCGTACAGGGTGCCGTCATCGGCGGCATAGGTGGTGGTACGGCTGATATCCGCAATCACAAACTGCCCCAGCAGCAGGCCGTTACCTTGCGAGAGCGGGAACGCTTTGTGGCTGGTGGCCAGC